ACAACTTTCATATTAGTATCCAAAAATCTCACGCGCCTTCTCCCGCGTTGATGGTGACGACCAATAGAAAGTGTCGTAATTTGGAATGACGACGGCGGCGGCTTCCTCCCGCGTCTCGAACTTGTCGAGAAAACGCATCAACCGGTGTGCGGTTTCGCAAACCTCAAGCCAATCCTGATCGCTGTTTTCCAGCGGATAGCGCGCGGCTTTCTTAGGCGTCACGTATAAGAAGTCGACGCCCCTGTTCCCGCTGGCGCGTTGGTAAATGCTGCCTTGCCGCCGGTGCGCTGACGATATCGCTGAAGGCAACCGCGTCGTCGTCTTGAGATCGACAACGGCTTCGGCAAAGTCAAAATCTGTATAACCCATGCAAGGAATTGGAATGCCGGGAATCTCGACCTCAACGCGGCGCTGATAGCCTTCTAACTTCGGAAGTTCGCCGTCGAAAAATGCGACATACTGCGCGACCATCGCCTTAACATTCTCGCGCTCGCGGTCTCGGGCTTCGCCATTGACCCCGAGCGCGGTGGCCCTGTTAAATTCCTTGACCGCCTCTTCGACAGGGTCGTCAAATTCGCCGCCATCGTGCGCGACCCAGCAACCATGCTCTGCCGCTTTGCCTCGCTCCATCGCCGCGTTGCCGGGGTCATAAACTTTATAGAGATAGCGAAGTACCCAACAACCCAAATCGTTGCGGGCGAGGTCAAGGTTTGAATGGGAGAGGTGCTTGAGTTTGAAGCGCGCGCAAATTTCCTCAATAACGCTGATCGGTAGCGGATCAAAAACTTTAGCAGCCATCGGCTTCTTCCTTCGCTTTTTCGCGTGCGACATACGCCATAAATTCGCGGTGGCGGTCGGCGTCGCGATTAAACCAAGTTGGCATCACGTCATAACGCAACTCCATCTCTTGGACCCATTGGGCATAGCTTTTTGTCATTTGATTAATCCGAGTTGACGGAAAATTGTTTCGACGGTTGCCTCGCGCATGACATAAAGGCGCTCGTTACGATCTTCGCGAACGACCAGCATGTCTGCGTCGTCCTGGGCGAGGCTGTCGTATAGAAATTTGAATCCGCTCTTCTTTCGTTTGGCTTCGACGGTGAAACCGGCGAGCAGCAGATCGCCCGCGTACTCATCGCCAAGCTGATGCTTGTAGGCACCGCTGCCAAAAACCCGATTGCATTCGAGTCCAAGTTTCTTCCAGTGGACGACTGTCTCGCGCTCAAGCTCATAACCGCGAGCCTTGTTTCTGTTCGACATGTTTCCTCGCAAGAACGGCCATGATGTCACGGGCCGTCACTTGACGTCCGGTGATCTGTTCAATGGCAATGGTGTTTTGAACGGTCGGTCGACTACGACCAATTAACCAATAGTGAACGCAGCTACGGCTGACGCCGACTAACTTGGCAAACTGCCCTGGGTTAAGTCCGTTAATTTTTAAATACTGATCTAGCCGCACTTTTAATTTCCAAATAACGGCGGGGCATTGCAGCCCCGCCAAGTTTCGGGAGAAACATCACAAAGATGTGATAATTATATAACAGACTGTGACTACCTTTGGTATGTCAAACTGTGTACAATCTGCGTCACTGGGAGTACACAAAGTGTCAAAAAACCGCATACGCGAGCTTCGACAACAAAATGATATGAGCGCTGAACAGCTTGCTCGTGCGCTTGATGTGCCTGGGCAACGCCTGCGTCGTTGGGACCGTGGTGAGGTAAATCCGCCATCTGAAGTGTGTCGCCAAATAGCAGAACGTTTCGGCGTGACGCTTGATTACGTGCTGGGCGTGGCAGACGACGAACAGCGCCCCCGCAGCGGCGACAAAATCCCGCTGTACGGTAAAGCAGCGGCAGGAGAGGGAATTGTTGCAGTGTCAGAAGGCGCTGTGGACTATGTTGACCGCCCGTCTTACTTACAAAACGTTGAGGGTTGCTACGCTTTGTTAGTGACCGGCGATAGCATGGAGCCGCGCATGTTTGCGGGCGAGATGCTGATTGTGCATCCGTATCGTCCGGTGCGCGCTGGTGATTATGTAGTCTGCCAATACCGGAAAGATGGTGCCATTGAGGCAGTTGCAAAACGTTACACCGGACAAGATGCCGACGCAGTGCATCTGCACCAGCACAATCCAGACAATAAAATTATTGTCAGCAAAAGTGATATTGTCGCGTTGCATTACATTAAGGCGATACGCTCGATATAATTTTTAATTGACAGGTAATACAACTCTGTTGCATTTGTGATAAATATTATCACAAAACGAAGGACAGAGCGCGATGATATTTGCAACAACATTGCTCACCCCTAAAGAGGTCGCAAAGGAAATTTGGGGCAGAGACGACCCTAGTATAATGCGCCGAGTATATCGGTGGCTTCGAAACGGAAATTTTGATGCGGCTGCTCAAGTGGCTGGCACACCAATAATCCGCGATGGAAATCGTTTCCACATTCCGATGGCTGTTATTAAGATCATGAGGGGTGAAAAATGATTTGCCCCGAGTGCCACGGCAACGGCTTCCTGCAAGGTGTAGACGGGCAGGTTGATTGCCCGATGTGCGGCGGGGGTGGCGATGTGCAAGTCCGCAAATCCATCACCCATGAAGCGGGTAATCTCATTACCGGAGATCGCGCGGAAACGCACGGGCCGGTTGAGCAAAATTTTGAAAATATTGGTGCGTTGTGGGCAGGCTATCTCGGCACGCCAGTGTCTCCGCTTGACGTGGGAAACATGCTCACGTTGTTGAAGATTGCGCGCACCAAAACGAACCCGAAGCACCGCGACAATTATGTCGATGGTGCGGGTTATTTGGCCCTAAACGGCGAGGTTAATTTAACTGAGGAGGAGGAATGAAATGGTTCACGTTCAAACGGCGGCGAAAGGTATTAATGGTAACAAATCTCTTGTTCCCGCAAATAGCGATGTCCGCCCACCGCTCCGACGCATTGCTATTAAAACCAAGCCAAAATATGTCTGGGAGATTACCGAACACTGCCCGTCGTTCGAAGGTTCGACCGACCCGCTCGCAAACATAAGGCAGGCGGTTGAGGATGGCAGCATGGTGATGTTTACGCGAAAAATTGCGCCGTTTCATTTTGAGTTGTGGGCGAGGGCAAGATGGTAGACTGCGACTGGTGCGGCGCGGTCACCCGTGTTGCTGACGGTCGTTGCCTGTCTTGTGGACTGCCGTTATATCCGCACGAAGAACTAACGGTCATGCCGAAACCCGCAAAATCTCCGCAAACTACCGATACATTTGAAGTCAATTGACATGCACTACGTGTCACTATATGACTGATAAGGCGCTAACTTGTTGATTTTATTAATGTATAAAACAGTCTCATAACCTGAAGGTCGTTGGTTCAAATCCGACCCCCGCAACCACTTACAAATCAACAAGTTAGCCGCTCTTTCGGGAGCGGCTTTTTTGTGTTCAGCCGCATCGTATTTGCGAATGTATCACATAAAGCGCTCTGGATAGTGACCGTCAGTGTTGCCATATGTAACATTGTGTTATATATGCTGGTACAAAGGAGTGTGGATAATGGCAAAATATGTAGAACTAGGGCCGGGTCAATGGCGTATTGATATGCGGAATACGTCGTATGCGGGGCCGAAAGAACAATTATTTAAGGGTACGGAAGCGGAAGCCGCAGACGAATTGAAGCGTCGCATTGAAGAAACGCAGCGGCGCGATAGCCGTGACGGCGCACTGCTGCCGAACGACAGCCCCACGATACTGCAAGCGTGCGAAGAATTTATGAAGTTGCAAACGCAGCGCGCGGCACGCGGCGATATCGGTAAGGGGAAGAAATCGGAGGAAGGGAACAAGCAACGCCACATTAATTATTTTTGTGCGTTGCGCTACCGCGTGGGTACGACCGACAAAATGAAGATTGGTCACCTCGACGCTGACGACATTCGCGACACGTTTGTCGAGTGGATGCGGGTCAAAGCAAATGGCGGTTCTGGGTACGCCCTGGAAACTCAGCGCAATACAATGGTGACTATTAAACAGATGCTCGACTGGTGTGTTGAACGGCAGTACATCCCCTTCAACCCGGCACGCTCAATCACCATCAGCTTCCGCAACCGACCGATACCAGAGGTTCGACGCATCCATCCGTCAGAGATGGTTGCCGTCATAAACGCAGCGCCCGAAGCATACCGGCCGCAGATTATGTTTATGGCTTATACTGGATTGCGCCGAGGTGAGACGCTTGCGCTGACTTGGAAGCACGTTGATTTTGATAACCAACGAATTTTGGTGCGGAACGCAATCAATGCTAACGGCGAGCTTGGACCGCCAAAAACCAAGAAATCTAACCGAAGCGTGAAGATGCCAACAAGCGTCAGCAATATGTTGCGCGAATGGAAAATGTCGCAGCCGTTGGATATTAGAAAACGCAATCTGGTGTTCCCAAATTCTTTGGGGAATTATGCGGACGGCGACAATTGGAGAAATCGCGGATTAAACGTTGCAATACAGCGAACGGATTATCCTGCTGAACCGATGACGCTTCACGATCTTCGCCACTTTTATGCGTCTTGTTTAATTTTTGACCATCGCACCAGCGACGCGGAAGTTGCAGCGCTGCTAGGTCACGCCGATATCAATCACACGTATTGGCAATACGCGCGTTACTTTGAAGAACGGTCTAGCGCGATGTCGGACGGTGACGTGTTGGATGATATTTTGGGGGCTGTGTGACGGGAGTGATGGATTTTTCAATCTTATTGATCTTGTGAGCCTGGGCGATGTTGGTCATCGCTCCAAACATCGCCATATGGACGCAGCTGCTGGTGAGTAAAATTACCAGCGCCAAGATGCCGACAAAAATTAACGCGCCAGAGATTGAACCGGGGATGCCGCGCCAGCGTTGCGGTCGCGTCATTTAGTCAAGCCCTTCTGCTTCTCGTATGTGCGAAGCGAACCAATTCCGAGTAAACCAAGCAACACCGTCATTAATTGATCCATGTCGAAATCGACCGGCGGCGGGAAGTGATGGCCGAAAATTTGTCCGACCCAAGTTACGAGGGGGAAGACGACAAAGTGAAAAGCAAACGCTATACTGCAACACCAGCCGACACTTGGACGCCAGCCGCTTATAAATATTGATCTATGTGCCGCCTCAACCTTATTGATTTCGAGTTGACCCAATTGCCCCGCCATTGCGGCGTCAATTAACTTTGCCTCTAAATCTTGTTTGGCCTTTTGCGCGCCCGCCTTGTCTGGGACCAGTCGGTCAACGACTTCGCCAATCATTGGCATAATTGCGCTAATCAAAGGGATCATTTTAACATCTCCATCGTCTCATTCCACGAACGGGTTTCGTTTTCCACAGTAAAATCTGAACACCAAATCCGAGTATTTTTAGCGGTGATTTCCCTAATGTGTTTGAACAGGCAAGTCCGGGTTGGCAACGCGACGAGGCAGACAATATCGCAGTCAGCGCTTTTAAGTTTAGTTTTTATTTTGTTTCCGGTGCTAGTCGAAAAAGTAAATCTATTTTTGTTAGTTGCGTAAACGACCGACGCTGCCTTGACCTCTAGCCGGTAGCTTTTTTCATTAAGAAATATTGCAATGTCAAAACCGTCTTGATTGCTAATCGCGGATTGAACGCCTAGTCGTTGCAGGGCGGCAGCGGCAATGTAGTCGCCCGCCCGACCGACGTATGTATTCACGCCAGCGCGCGCATTCTATCAATTAAACGGTTCGCGCGATTGGGAACTTGACGCGCCCAGCGACTATCGAGCATTTGATCTGCAACTTCAGCAAAATTATCGCGATGCACAGCGTCGATCATGTTTTTGAATTTCCGGAGACGCGGCGCGCCCAGGTTAAACGCCATATTGGCAAGGATGCATTGCGCTTCCTCGGGCAACTCTTCCCAGTTCATAAAAATATTCTGGCAATCTTCCAAGCACGTCTTGATATCGATTTGGAACCAAGCGTCGACCCGTTCTTTGTCGACAGCGGTGCCAACCGGCTGCGTAAATTCCGGATCTTCCGTTTTTAGCAGATGCCCGATTCCGCTTGTGGGTAAGCCAAGGTGGTCGAGGTAAATTTTATGGCGAACACCCTCGTCTTGCTCCAAGTCTTTCCGCAATCGGTCAATCATTCGACCGGCCCGTGTTTCCCATTATGCATTTTTTCAAGTTTTGAAACTCGCTCAACTACTGCCGGAATTGTTTGCCCCTCAATTTGATCTATTCGGACGCTGTGATTTTCTTGGATGCGCGTTGCTTCCCGAAGCTGCGAGGGGCTGTTTATTTCGCGCAACGTGTCCACGGCTTTTTGAATTGTTTTTGTCGTCATATTGTTTTGATCTAGCGTTGTGTCCAACGTTGCGGATTCGTCTGCAAGTGCAGAAATAGATTTTTCCAACTCGGCAACTTTTTGTCTGACCACCACCGCCGAAGTAAGAATAGACGCTGCCATCCCACCCAGCGTAATCAGCATCCGCGCGTCAAGTTCCATCAAACACCTTCGCGTAAATCCATGCGGAGAAACGAGCGAGATACCAAAGCACCGTCATGCCCGCAGCGATTTCCGGCAACCACTCAAAAAAAGCGGCAAAGCCTGTAAGCCCCGCCGCTGCGTCGCCAATATTTTTTGGGTCAGTCATAAATTGCTTAATTCCCTGCCAGCGACCAAGACGCACGCTAACTTGCGCGAACGAAGCACAATTACAAAATCCTGATTTTTTGAATAAAAAAGTATAACCGCCGCTTTCCCAGAACTGTTTTCGCTTTGGCCGAACGCTCTTGCAGCAAACCCGTCGCGAGTTAAATAAGCCTGCAACGACGCAGGATCGTAACAAGGACCGGTTGTCGTTAAAGTGTCGACGGACTCAATCTCTGCATTTGCCGCGCACGCGGCCAGAAATAAAACAAGCACGGCGACAAGCGTTTTAAACATCAATCTTTGGCCAGTTGTATAAGGTGCCGGACTTAACTTTTGTCATTCCGGCTTATC